GATGGGAAACATTCAACCCGAAGCTGAAGATGCCGTCATTGGCGTAGTTCAGCATTATTTACAACAGATGGGTTTTGACTAACCATAAAACATCACCAAAGGCGTTTATGAATGTTCATAAACGCCATTAACCCCTCTCTCTAAGCCTTCGTAGCCTTTGTCACCATCACCCCGCTTAAATCGCCTATTTAACCCTTGTCCTATTTTTTTAAATTGGAAACCCTTCCGCCTTATTCATTACCGACACTCTCATTAATCTGATGTCCATAACGAGAGGTCAGTTTATGAAACACGCTTTATCCACATTATCCGTTGCGTTTTGCGCGGCTCAGTTTTCGGCTAGTGCCGATAATTGGTTGCGTATTTTGCCGATGGGTGAGTTTACAGCGGTTGATGGACGACCCGTTGGTGATAAACGTGGTGACGGAAAACCCGTTGAGTGTACGACATGGCTGTTGACCGCTGAACAAGGGCAAAGGATTGTTGCCGCATTAAAACAAAAACAAGATTCGTTGGTTATTGATTACGAGCATCAAACGCTTCACGCCGCAAAAAACGGCCTTCCTTCTCCAGCTTCTGGGTGGATGACTGATTTTGAGATGCGTGAAGATGGACTTTATGCACTTTGCTCATGGACGAGCGATGCTCAATCAATGATTGATAAAAAAGAATATCGCTATATCAGCCCTGTTTTTTTGTATGACCCTAAAACAGGACTGATAAATCGTTTATTACACGCTGCACTCACCAACGTACCCGCTTTGGACGGCTTAACAGATGTTTTAGCAACTGCCGCCCTCTCGTTATTTTCTTCAACTTCTACAAACGAGGATTCCACAATGGAAGAACTCTTAGAACGTATGCAATGGATGCTCAATTTGCCTGTAGGTGCGACGGCAGAAGACATCAAAGCACAGCTCGACAAAATCATTGTACAGCTATCTAACGGTCAGGGCATGGCGGCGGCCAGTGTCGATTTATCGGCCATTTTGACGACTAACGCCACTCAAATTGCTGCTTTAAGTCAACAAGCTCAAGCGACTGCACCCGACCCAACCAAGTTTGTGCCGATTGAAGTTGTTAACGCTTTACACGCGCAAGTAGCGGCTTTGAGTCAGCAAGCACAAACAGACGAAGGCGATGCCCTTGTGACTGCTGCTTTAAGTGATAAGCGCATCTTGCCCGCCGAAGAAAACTGGCTGCGCGGCATGGCAAAAACCAATTTGACAGCGGCAAAAGAATTACTTGCTGGCCGCCCTGTGATTGCTGCTTTGAGCCAGCAACAAACTACGGTAATTAAACCGAATCAACACTTACCCGTTGCTGGTCTTGATGCCTCTGCTTTGGCTATTTGCAGCCAAATGGGCATTGATCCTGCGGCGTATCAAAAAACATTGGCTGCTGGAGCTTAATGCCATGACCGCGACAACCACTGATCGCAACACTCCATACAAAGACCCCTTTATTTTGGCCGTCTCTTTGGCGGCTGGGGTCTCTGTATTGGCAGGAACAATCGCTGTAGCTAACGCCGACGGCTTTGGCGAAATGGCCACCTTAGCGGACGATTTAACGTATTTAGGCCGCTTTGAAGAAAGCGTTGATAACTCCGCAGGTGATGACGGCGAAAAAACTGCGCTTGTACGCCGTAAAAAAGCCTTTTGCTGGGCGAATCATGGTGCAGATGCGGTGACTCAGGCGAGCTTAGGCAAGCTGTGTTACCTCGTCGATAACCAAACGGTCGCTAAAACGGATGGCACAGGTACACGTTCGGCGGCGGGTATTGTCTTGGCTATTGATAGTGACGGCGTATGGGTTGAATAACCCGACGTTTATATAGCTTTTATTATTGGTTTAACGGGAGTTTTAACCCATGTTAGTGAATAAAACGGTATTGGCTCAAGCCTTTATTGCGCTGAGTACCTTGTTCAATAAAACCTTTGACGCTGCGCCTAGCCAGTACAAAGAAATCGCAATGGTCGTGCCTAGCAGCACTGCCGCTAACGATTACAAATGGCTGTCTAACTTTCCACAAATGAAAGAGTGGATTGACGAGAAAAGCGTCAAAGCCTTAGCCGCCTCTAGCTACACCATTGCTAATAAAGACTGGGAAGCAACGGTAGAAGTTGATCGTAACGACATCGAAGACGACCAACTCGGCATTTATAAACCGCAAGCAGAAATGGCAGGTTATTCGGCCAAACAGCTGGCGGACGAAATTGTCTTTACCTTAGTCAGTCAGGGTTTTGACAATAAATGCTTTGACGGCGAAACATTCTTTAGTACGACACATAAAGTCAAAAAAGCAAATGTGTCTAATAAAGGGACGAAGAAGCTATCTATTGCCACCCAAGCGGCAGCTCAGGCTAGTTACGGTGCGGCGCGTATTGCGATGATGAAATTCAAAGACGAAGAAGGTCGTCCATTGAACATTAAACCGACGGTGCTGTTGGTGTCGCCAGCAAATGCTGATATTGCCAATGCTCTGATGACAGTTGATCGCTTAGAAGATGGCAAGCCTAACATCTATAAAGGTACGGCCAAAGTGGTGGTTGACGCTCGTTTAACCAGTGATGACGCATGGTTCTTGTTGGATACCAGCAAGCCTGTTATGCCTTTTATCTACCAAGAGCGCAAAAAGCCTGCCTTTGTGTCGCAAACCGATATGAACGCTGACGATGTGTTTAGCCGTAAAAAGTTCAAGTTTGGTGCTGAAGCGCGGGCTGCTGGTGGGTATGGCTTTTGGCAGTTGGCTTATGGCTCTGACGGTTCTGTTGCTTAACTAGGGGCAAACAGCCATGTACACCAGTCGTGAAGCAATGGTTAACAAGTTCGGTGAGCGTGAAGTTATCGCGCTTACCGACCGCGAACCATTCATCAACGAAATTAACGATACGGTATTAGATGACGCAATTACTGCGGTATGCGGTGAAATTGATAGTCATATAGGTGCGCGATATAGCGTGCCTCTAACACCTGTACCCGCAATTTTGACCCAACTTGCTTCCGACATGGTGCGCTATTACCTCACGGGTGCGGCTGCTACCGAAACCAATCCTATTGTTGCTCGTTACAACAACGCGGTTAAGTTTTTGAAGTCAGTCGCCAAAGGCGAGGTAACGCTTGGCGGGATGCCGAACGACGCAGGTGTTGCGCCTACAACGGCCAATACTGTTCACATGGTGAGCGGTGGCCGCGTGTTTGAACGAGGCTCATTCTAATGACCGAGTTTGATTTAGTTGCCATTGAGCAAGGGATTAAGGACGCGATCATCGCGTTGAACCGTCCTTATATTGCCGAGGTGGCTACTTATGGCGGTGAGTTTGATGACGTTGAGTCATTAGGTGCTGTTGTTCGTCGATTCCCAGCCGTATGGGTGACATTTGCTGGTGGTATGTCACGCCCTTCTTCGACATCAAAAAAGAAGTGGCACATGGATTTAACATTTGTTGTTTTGGTCGGTGCGAGGTCTATACGAAATGAAGAGTCTACTCGTCACGGTATTGTTGTTGGCGGTCAAATGGTGGAAGTGGGTACATTTCAGTTACTCAATGATGCGCGGCTTGCCTTGTTGGGTAAACGTCTGGGCTTACAGATTAAAGCGTTTGAAATGGGACGCATATCAACAGTCTTTAATACGCGCATACAAAGAGAGGCTGTTTCAGTTTTGGCGCAGGAATACAAAACGACGGTGGATATTTGCATCGATGACGATGCCGACGTGCCTTGGCTGTTAAGTCTAAGCATGGACTATCACTCACCTGCCGATAGCGAAACGCCTATTGCCACTGACACTCTCACGCTTGATGAATAACAGGAAAGAACATGGGATACCAAAGTACTGCCCCCGTCATTTTAACGACAGCGTGGGTGAAAATTGCGGATGCTAATCAGCTTGTGTTGTTGCAGCGCGTCAGCGGCTATGACGTAATTTATCAGATTGCCGAAGATCAGCCCGATGAAGAAAGTACAGACGGTCATTCGCTAAACGACTATGCGCCGCGTGAGCTGAAAGCACAGAATCCGATTTGGGCGCGTTCTGCCGCCGAATCTGTTTTACTCGTTAGTCTTGCTGAAGCGTCGGCGGAAACTAGCAAAGAAAATCCTTTGCCAACAGCGTTGGACGCAAAAACAAGTACAGTACAAGCGACCATTGAAGGGACTAACTTCTACTACAAGTTAACCGCTGCCGCGATGGCAGCTAAGTACACGGCGTTGCAAATCTGGAATCCCGTCAACAGTGGCGTAACCCTTATTGTAAACCCTGTCACTGGGTTAAACAGTACAGGCACAATGACGTGGACGCGCATTAAGTCAGTCGCTCAATTAGCGACAGTGGCTGGCTATTCAAAAAACCACAACTTTAACCTCAACAATACATCAAAAGCGGAGTTGAGATATTCACATTTAAACTCTTTGACTGTTGCTGAAGATTTGGGTTCACCAAGTATCGCTGCTTCAACTGGCATTGGCGCGTCAGTTACAAGCTCTACGATTGTGCTTGGCGAAGGTCAAGGGATTCAGTTTGAAGGCAATACTCAGCAGGTAGGAATGTCAATTTCTGGCTCAATTACAGAGTACGAAAACTAAGATGAAAGCACTCAATATCAGCGTTAATACCTTCAAAATAGTACACAAACCACCACAAACTTGGTTTGTTGAAAAAGTAGAGTGGCGCGGCGAAAGCGTGGAATTAGTGATCCTATGCGCGGCAAAAATTGTCGGTTCAGATGTTGTTGTATCAACGTGTGTAGCCACAAAATCAGAACTGACGGGTTTTGATTTGATTGTAGATAATCGTTGCGATAGCGAAGACGATGCGACCGCAATGGCTATATCTACATTAGCGTAAAGTCGGAATCCCTTCCTCCTTACGCCCTCCATCACCCCTGTATAAGCTGCTCTAAATGCACTTATGCAGGAGTCAATAATGACAACCCCGTTTACGTTTAGTGAAATTCCAGCCAACCTCCGTAAGCCAGGGGTGTACATGGAATTTAATACCGCGACTGCTAATCGCCTCCTTCCCGCCAATGAACAAACTATTTTATTGATTGGCCAAAAACTGGCTACTGCGCCACAACCTGTTTTGCAGGTGTTTGACGTATACAGTGCCGATCAAGTGGGTGTTTCCTGCGGGTTTGGCTCATTAGCGCACCGCATGGCAAAAGCAGGGATCAAAGCCTACCCCTACGCCAGCGTGCAGATGATTTTGTTAGATGACAGCACGTGGCAAACTAAAGCAACTGCGCTCATTGGGCTGAGCTTTGATGTAGGTACTGAAGAAGCGTTAACGAGCGGTAAACTGACGATCAAAATTGGCGCGGATACTTACAGCATTCCTGTTGCCGTCGATGACACAGCCCCTATTATTTTGAATAAAGTTGAAGCGGCAATTAACAATGATGTGAATTCGCCTGTTCTAGCAGAATATGACGGTGAATCCGCCTCGATCACCATTACGTTAAAAACGGCTGGTTTAGTCGCCGCCTCCCTTCCTTTATATGCTAGTTCTGATATTGCGAATATCGCGATTAGCGTGCCCACCTTTCCAGACACCAGTGATTTAACCCACCCGAACGCTACTGATATACAAGGTGCATTAAACCTTGCTTTTGTAGCTGGGCATAAAATCTTGGTTGTACCGTACATTCAATTAGACGTGCTGACCGCTGTGCGTGATCATTGCGATTTGGTCAGTAACGGTGTCGAACAGCGGGGCGTGATTGCTGTTTACGCGAGTGGCGGTGACATTGCAGACGTTAAGGCGCGTATGGAGGACTTGAACCCTAAACGGATTGTCGGCGGTTATTTGCGCGGTCAGTCGAACTGGAGTCCTGAGATTGCGGCGGCGTTAGCATTTGTTAAGGCCAGTGAGTCAGACCCTGCCCGTCCGTTAAATGGCTTAGCGTTGCTAGGCATTGTTGCGCCCGAGGTTGGCGATTGGCTAAGTCGCGCTGAACAAGAAGATTTGCTTAATAACGGCGTAGCACCGCTGGAAGTTGGTGCAGGTAAAAAAGTGCTGATTGTGCGGATGATTAGCGGTTATACCGTCAACGACTTAGGCGTGCCTGACCCGTCTTTGTTAGATATTACGACGATTTGTTCGCTGGATTATGTGCGTAAAGCCGCCCGTGAACGTATTTTGTTGCGCTTTCCACGCGTTAAAAACTCAGCAAGTCGTCGTCGAGCGATCCGTTCTGAGTTGCTTAATGTGTTAAAGCAACTTGAAGAATTAGAAATTGTGCAAGACGTTGAGTTAAACAAAGAGCAGCTTGTTGTCGTTGAAGATGCAACAGACCGCACGCGTTCTAATGCGCGTATTCCTGCTGATATTGTGCGTGGTTTGCATATATTAGCCGCCGAAATTGATTTGTTATAAAGGGCTAAATCATCATGTCTAGAGAACTTGTTGGCTCAATTATTATGTCCATCGATGGTGCTGATGTTGATATTGTCAGCGTTAATCCCACGCGTAATACAGGCCGAAAACCTGTTAAAACAATGAACCGTACTGGCCGCACCAACGGCTTCACTAAAAACGTTAAAGACATTATGTTGAAAGTGACGGCGGTAGTTGACCCTGCCAACCCACGCAAATGGGATGATATTGAAGGGGCGAATATCTCTATTGAGAACCAAGACGGCTCGTTCCGTGAGTCGTATTCTGGCTGTGGCACGATTAGTGTCGGGGCGCAATACACTGTCGATAACGAAGCACGTATTGATATTGATATGTACGCCTTAGATCATGTAGTGGAGTCATAATGCAAAAATTAACGATTACGGGCACATTGCCGATTGGTGTTTTGTTTGCTGGCAAATTATGTAACACCGTGACACTGCGTGAGGCTACCTTGCGTGATGGGATTAAGGCTTCTATTACACCCGAAGACGCGACGGAGTTTTATCCGAAGTTGGCTTCTATTGCTTCCTGCTTGTCGATTGACGGGATGCCTGCCGAGCAAATTACTCACGACTTCATTTTAGATTTAGACGAAGAAGACGGCGAGTATTTGCTGAATCTCAAAGCAGAATTAACTGCAAAGAAAAAAGAGCAAGTACAAGCCGCCATCTCCTTGACTCCGTAGTATTTGCTCTGGTGGGGCATGGGTTTAGTAAAGCTGAAATTTACGCCATGCCCGAATCGGAGTTCAATAATCATCTGGATAATTTATCCATTAAGTTGGGTATTAAAAAACCGTCAAACGACAGCCAAACCCTTGTATCAACACGCCGTAAATCTAAAACCAAGAGTCAGTAACCATGTCTAAAAATTTAAGCGTGAGTTTGCGTGTACAGTTACAAGGCTCGGCGGTTAAAGAACTGGGCAATCAATTCAAGATGCTCACTCAACAAACGTCGTCTTATACTGTGGCAGTTGCTAAAGCTAACAAAGAAAATTTGACGTTAGCGGCGACGTTTAAGCTGCTTATTACCGAAGGCAAAGGCTTTGCGAGTGTGTTAGGGCAACTGTCTGGTCAAAGCACGCTGTTGGGTGGTCGGTCACGGACGTTGGCGGGTGATGTGAATTTGGTCGGGCGTAGTTTACAACATGGTGCGCGTGATGCTGAACGTATGCGCCGTGAGTTGGAAAGGTTGCGCCAAGTGCCGCCGCCTAGACCGTTGCCGCCTAATGGGGGT